TCGCCGCGGTTGCGCAGCTTTGGTATAAGGGCGTCGGGCATGCCGTCTCGGCGGCGTCGAAACTCGAGTCTGCGGAGTCGTCAGACTTCGGCGATTTTGACATCGGGATCTTTCGTTCGCGCGTCTCCGCGCACAATCAGGCCGGCACCACAAACGCCTACAACCTCTGGCGGCGGAACGATGGCAGTAATGATCCTGGCATCCCGCGGGTGTTGCAACTGGTCTCCTATGTCGGGAACGCCGTCAACCCGCGCACGATCCCGCTCACGCCCGCGTCGGGCCGGCGTCCAGCGTTCGCCCTCGTCACGCCGCACAACGCGACCGTGCCGCTCTTCCGGGATCCGGCGCATACCGGCACGACGTCGAGCGAGCTGACGAATGCGACCAACGCCGCCACCGGGATTACGGCAGGCGACATCGACGCGATCATCGTCGACTCAGCCCTGAACGCGAACGGGGTGGTTTACGATGTGTTCGTCTTTCCTGGCAGCGCGACCGGGTGCAATAACGGATGGAGCTGTCCCGGTCGGGAAGATCCGGTCGAGCCGGGCACCGGGCAACCGCCGCCGGCATTCCCGCCGGGCTGCGAAGACTTCGAAGGCGACAACCCCTGCATCGGTGAGCCCGGGACCCAAGATTCCGATCTCGACACGGACGTTGAGACGCTGTGCTTGCCCTACACGCATCGGCGCGTCAACCGCGCCCTGTCAAAGCTTGGGATCACCGCGCAGGTCACGAGCATCACGACGGAACTGACCGTCGAGGCGACGCTCGCGCGGCTGCACTACAAGGCCGACGTCGCGGCGACGCAACGTGACTTCCCGTGGGCCTTCACGACCCGTTACGCGACGTTGACCCTCGTTGCGGGCACGCCGACGGTGCCGGTCAATGGGGATTGGACGTACGCGTACCGGGTGCCGGCCAACATGATTTTCGCGCGGCGCATTGTGGCGTCCGGCATGGCGCGCAAGCACGATCCGAATCCTCCACCGTTCCGACATGGGCAGGACGACACCTCGACGATCGGCGCCGACGCCGATCTGATTTACACCGACGAAGCCGACGCGGTGCTCGAGTACAGCTTCCGGCCGCCCTGCGCCGGCGGCGCCGGCGATGCCCTCTTCAACGACTGCCTCGAGTGGCGGCTCGCGCATTCCTTCGCGCCGGGCCTGACGAAGGACAGTAAGAAACAGGCGTACTGCTGGGCCATGTATCTCGACACCCTGAACCGCGCGCGGGTCGCCAACGCCAACGAAGCCGAACCGCAAAACCGCGGCGGGGATGCCGATTGGATCGCGGGGCGCAACTCATGAGCGAGCTCCGTCGCCACAAGGTCGCGCCCTTTCTGGCGCTCCGTGACGTCGACTGTTTTGGCGATGACGAGATCGCCGCGATGTTGAATCAAGCGACCTACCTCGGGCTCGATCTGACGCCTGGCTCGCCGGTCGAAGACCTGACCCTCTGGGAGCTCGAGATCCTCGTCCGCGAATGCGGAGCGGCAAACTAGATGGCTGATGTTCACGTGACGCCAGTCAAGGATCTGGTCGAGCACACCGAGACGCGGGACTGTCCCTGTCATCCGCGGGTTCTCGTCGACGACGTGTCAGAAGGTGACGCGGTGGTCGTGCATCACGCCGCCGATGGCCGCGAGCTCGTTGAGGAGCACGGGCTCAACTAATGGGGGAATCCGTCATTCAACGGTCGTTCGGCGGCGGGGAGCTCGCGCCGGCCCTGCACGCGCGCGCCGACCTCGTGAAGTACACGACGGGCTTGCGGACCTGCCGCAACTTCATCATCCAGCGCTCGGGCGGGGTGACCAACCGACCCGGGACGCGGTACATCGCCTCCTGTAAAACGGCTGCAGCGACCGTGCAGCTCCTTCGCTACGTCTCTGAGATTGCCGGCGAGAGCGTGCTGATCGAAGCGGGCTTCGACTACTTCAGATTCTATAAAGCGGGTGCGCGGGTGACACTGACCGGGGTCGTGGCCTGGTCGGCCATCGTCAATTACGTCGTCGGCGACATCGTCGTGCAGGGCGGGGTCAACTACTACGCGAAGGCGGCGAGCTTGAATCAGGCTCCGCCCAACGCTGCCTTTTGGTACGCGATGCCGACCGACATTCTGGAGCTGCCCAATCCGTTTCTCGGGCAGCATTTCCATTGGCATCAGACCGGCAAGGTCCTCACGCTCACGCACTACGATGTGACGCCGTACGAGCTGGTCTATGTCTCGTTGACGACGTGGATCCTGCGCGCGATCGTGACGGGGCCGGCCGTCGCGCCGCCGAATGCCGGGCTCGCGCTCGCGCTCGGCGGAGTAGGGACGCGCCGCTACGCCTACGTCGTCACAGCCGCGGCACCGGATACGTACGAAGAATCGAACCCGACCAACGTCGTCTTTAGCGCGGCCGCCGCCGCGCCGACGACGGCCGCGCCGCATGTCGTGTCATGGACGCCCATCGCCGGGGTGCCGGAGTATTACGTCTACTGCGACCCCTACGCCAACGGCACCTTTGGCTTCATCGGCACCGCGACAGGGCAGGCGAGCTTCTCGGATACCGGCTTCACGCCAGACTTTGGGCTTACCCCGCCGATCCCGACCGCGCGGTTCGTCGTCCCGAACGACTGGCCGCATTTCTCGAGCACGTATCAACAGCGGCGAATCTTCGCGCACACGCATACCGTGCCGGATGGGGTATTCGGCTCGAGGACGGGCTTCCCGAGCAACTTCGGGATCGCGTCGCCTCTACAGGATGACGATGCGATTACCTTTCGCATCGCCGGCAGTCAGAACAATCCGGTACGCCATCTGCTCGCGCTCAGGAGCCTCATCGTGCTCACGGATGCGGGCGGTTGGATTGTGAACGGTGGCGACGCGCGGGCCCCCCTGACTCCGAACGGCATCGTCGCAGATCAGGAGATTTACGTCGGTTCGGCTGATGTCGAGCCGGTCATTGTCGGTAACGCCATGGTCTACGCGGAGAGCCGCGGGAAGATCATGCGGGATCTTCAATTCGATCAGCAGGTCATCGGGCTCGGTGGACGCGACCTGACGATTTACGCGAGTCATCTCTTCGACGCCTACACCATCGTGGCGATCGACTTGCAAAAGACGCCGCACTCGGTTGTGTGGGTCTGTCGATCCGATGGGGCCCTGCTCGGCCTGACGTATATCCCGGAAGAGGAAGTCTTCGGCTGGCATCGCCACGACAGCGGCGCGAGCGCGGCCTTCGTCGATGTCTGTGTCGTGCCGGAGGGGAAGCAGGACGCCGTCTACTTCATCGTGCAGCGGACGATCAACGGGGCGTTTGTGCGCTACATCGAGCGCCTCGAGCCGCGGGAGATCGTCAACTTCGCCCTCGACGCATTCTTCGTCGATGCGGGCCTGACGTACAACGGCGCGGCGGTCTCGAGTGTGAGCGGCCTGAACCATCTCGAGGGGCAGACGGTCGCTGTTCTGGCCGACGGGGCTGTGGCGTTCAACGGCGATCCGACGGCGAGCAATGCCGCGGCCTTCAAGGTGACGGCGGGCGCGATCCCTCTGCCGGCCCCGGCGAGTATCGTCCATGTGGGCTTGCCGATTCGCTTCGCCGACATCGAGACACTTGACCTCGACGTGCAGGGCAGCGCGCTCCGCGACAAGCAAAAGAAAGTCGTCAGCCTGGCGCTGCTGATCGATCGCTCATCGCGCGGCTTCCTTGTCGGCCCGGATGCCGCCCACCTGACGCCACATAAGACGAAGCTCTGGGAGGGTGTGCCGCAGGAATCGAGCGGACAGGTCGAGCAGACGATTACGGCCAACTTCAACGAGCGCGGGCGGATTCTGATTCGACAGCCAGACCCTTTACCCCTGACCATTCTCGGCGTCATTCCCAGCGTGGAGGTCGGCGGCTAGTGGCCGCCTTTACCGCGCTCGCCTTGGGACTTTCGGCCCTTGGAACGACGATGAACGTCGTCGGGCAAGTCAAAGCGGGCCGCGCCGCGAAGAAAGCCGGCGCCGCTGCCGACGAGGCCTCGCGCGCCGCGGGGCTCCATGCGCAGGAAGCGGCCGAATCCCAAGCCGGGATCTACGACTACAACGCGCAGGTCGCGACGCTGCAGGCGACCGACGCGATCTCACGCGGCGCGGAGGAGGAATCCCGCTTCCGCGCCGGCGTGCGCGGCATGATCGGGAGCCAGCGCGCCGGCATTGCCGCGAGCAACGTCGATGTCGGCTTCGGGTCTGCGGTCGACGTGCAGGCCGACGCGGCGTTCCTCGGGGAGCTCGACGCACTCACGGTTCGCACGAATGCCAAGCGCGAAGCGTGGGGGTACCAGGTACAAGCTGAAGACCTCCGACGCCACGCCCAGATCGCGCGGAAAGAGGGCGCGTATGCCGCGGCGACCGGGGCGGTCGAAGGCGCCGCCTATCGCGAGGCCGGGAATGCGGCGAGTAATGCCTCGAAGTGGAACGCGGCTTCGACGATCGTCGTCGGCGGCACGTCGCTCCTGGCACAGCGCTACGGCTTCGGCGGCGGCGGCGGCCGGACGACAAAGGGCTATAGCCCCAGCATGACCTACGCGGGGCGGTACTAGATGCCGCGCGTCACCACCTACGGCGGGCGCAAGGTCGCAACGGAAGCGCTGCCCGGTGTGCGGAAAACAGCGGCCGAGACACCGGGGTCGACCGGCGTCGGACTCGCTGACGCCGAAACCAGGGCGGCGCTCAAGAAAGGGCAGGCGGCTGGGCAGAAGGCCGAGGCGATGGCTGGGTTCGGCGGGACCGTCGCGAAGGTCGGCGGTTATCTTCTTGAGCAGCAGGCGAAGGACCGTGAACACGACGACACCGTCGCGCTCGTGGAAGCCGAGAACTATCTGAAGCGCTGGGAAACCGATCGCCTCTACAACCCGGAGAAAGGCGCGCTGACCCAGAAAGGCAAAGACGCGCTGACGCTGCCCGAACAGATCGATACCGAGTTTACCGAGTTGACCGGCGAAATCGAGAAGGGGCTGAACCCGCGGCAGCTCGCGAAGTGGCAAGCCATCAAGGGCGACGCCGGCGTGAATCTACACACGGAAATCATGCGGCACGTCTTCACCCAGACGCAGGCCTATGAAGGGAAGGAACTGCAAGACCGGATCGTGAACGGCACCAAGCTCGCGATCGCGAATGCCACGGATCCGCGGCGCATCGGTGTCGAACTGGACGGAATGAAGGACGCTGTCAATAGGATGGCGCCGCAACTCGGGCTCGGTCCGGAGCAGATCAAAGCGCAGATCGAAAAGATCACAACCGCCACGCACGTCGGGGTCATCGACCGCCTCCTGACGAACGAGCAGACCAAGCAGGCGCAGATTTACTTCGAGGAAACCAAGGGTGAGATCGCTGGCGATGCACTGGCCGGGGTCGAAAAGGCGCTCGAGGAAGGCAGTCTCCGCAAGGAATCCCAGCGGAAGGCGGACGCGATCATCGCCAAGGGCGGCACGCTGACCGAGCAGCGGGCGGCCGTCAAGGAGATCGAGGATCCGAAGCTCCGCGACGAAGTGCAGCAGCGGGTCGAGCATGAAGCTGCGATCAAAGAACGCGAGGATCGCGAGGCCGAAGAGGCGACGCTAACCTCGTCGTACAACACGGTCGACCAATCGCACGACGTACGCAGCATCCCGCCGGCGACCTGGGCGAACCTCCCGGGCAGCGCGAAATCCGCGCTCCGCTCGTATGCCGAACATCTCGCCAAAGGCGTGCCGGTCGAGACCGACCTGCCGACGTACTACGCCCTGATGCAGCAGGCGGCGAGCGAGCCCGAGACGTTCCTCAGCCAAAACCTGCTCAACTACAAGGCCAAGCTCGACGAGGTCGAATTCAAACAACTCGCCGGATTGCAGCTCTCGATCCGGAGTGGGGACCGGAATAAGGCTGACAAAGACCTGGCCGGCTTCCTGACCCATAAGCAGATCCTCGACAACACCCTCGCGCAGTACGGCATCCCGACGGAAGAGTCGAAGCAGTCGACCGCGCAGAAGTCCGCGGTCGCCCAACTGCAGCGGATGCTCGATCGACGGGTGGAAGCCGCGCAGTCGAAGGGCCAGAAAGTCACCAACGTCGAAATTCAGCAGACGCTCGACGATCTCCTCTCGCAAGGCGAGACCGTCCCCGGCTCGTGGTGGAACATCTGGCCGGGCGGAAAGTCGGTCTCGGATACGACGAAGCGGTTGATCGACCTGACACCGGCCGACATTCCAGCAGACGTCCGGCAGCGGATCGAGACCCGACTGCGCGCGCGCAACCGGCCCGTCTCGGATGCGACCGTGCTCGACGTGTACCTCGAGATGCAGGTCAAATAACGTGGAACTCGAAGAGGTCCTCGACCAACAGGAGGGGACAAAATCCACGCCCGATCCGATTGATGCGGTCCTCGATCGCATGGACAGCAGCCGAGACATCGGCTTGCGGCGATCGGTGATTCAGGCCGGGACCACGTCACCCGAACGCGCCGCGGAGTCGCGACGCCTGTCGCTCAAGTTCGGCGAACCGCCCGACATGGTCGAGCGGAACTTCGACACCTACCAAGAACGCGCCCGCCTTGAGGACGTGTCGCGCATCGGCCGCGAGTCGCCCCACCTGGGCGACTGGTTGACGAAGGACGCCAACAACGCCGCGGTCGCGCATGACGATCTCCCGACGTTGTCGGCGCTGGAGCGCACACTCAATGTCGGCCGTAATCTGGTGGGTCGCCTCGGTGGGGGCGTCGCCGGCTTCAGCCAAGGGATTTGGGGCGCGATTCAGGCGGCGGCCGAGACTGGTCTGATTGACGCGCTCGCCAAAGCGGGCGACGCCGCCACGGCACCGACCGAGAGCGGCCGCGCCCAGATCGCGGAGTTTGCCGCCGGGACGGCCAAGGTCGCCGAGCAGCTCGCCGCGCGTATGCACGGGGACGAACGCCGCGCCGGGTTCGTCGAACGCGCCATTTACGGCGGCGTGGAATCGGTCGGGCAAATGGCCCCGGGGATCGCGCTCGGCTTCGTCTCGGGCCCCGCGGCGCTCCTCACGACGGCGGGCCTCACAACTGGCGGCCAGAGCTACACGCAGGCGCGTGCGCAAGGCGTCGACGTCGGGCAGGCGGCCGGGTTCGGGGCCGTGCAAGGTGCGATCGAAGTCGCGACCGAATACATCCCGGCGCATCGGTTGCTCGGGGACGTCGCCGCAAAAGCTCCACTCTGGAAAATGCTAATGCGTCAGGTCGCCGCGGAGGTGCCCGGCGAGGAAGTCGCGACGATTTTGCAGGACCTCAACGAGTGGGCGGTCCTGCCGGTGAACAAGGATCGGACATTTGTCGACTATCTGCGAGAGCGCCCTTCGCAGGCCGCGGCGACTCTCATCAGCACGATTACGGCGGTCGGGGCGACGACCATCGCCGCGCATGGCACGGCGCACGTGCTCGAGCAACTCGGCACCGTGGCCGCCGAATCGAAGACCCTGAAGCGCTCACCCGAGGCGGTCGAGGCCTTTCTCGCGCAGGCGACCAAAGGCAGCCCACTCGAAACGGTGTACGCGCCGATCGACACCTGGGCGACGTACTGGCAGAGCAAAGGGCTCGACCCTGAAGCGGTCGCGACCGACCTGACCGGGGATCCGACGGCGTATCGGACGGCCGTCAGTCTCAATCAAGACCTGAGCATCCCAACGGCCGCGTATGCCGTGAAGCTCGCCAGCACGGAACACAACGCGTTCCTCTCGAAAGAGCTCCGGCTGAAGCCGGACGAGATGAACGTGCGCGAAGCCGAGGCCTTCGAAGCGGAGCAGATGGCGGCAATTCCGACCGAGCCGCCGGCGCCGACGCCGCTCGACACAGCGACGCAGACGATCACCGATCGGCTCGTCGGGGCCGGGATGCCGGCTGAGACCGCGCAGACGTACGGGGCCCTGTGGCGCGCCGGCCTCGGGACCGTCGCTGAGAAGGCGGGAATTGACCCGCAGGCGATTCTCGCGCTGTACGGGGCCGGCGGGCCAACCATCACGCGGCCGGCTCTGGGAACGGCACCGGCGGCCCCCGCCGAGGCGGGAACGGCCCCTCTGGCGCCAGTCGTCAAAAAAGCCGCCACACCGGAAGAGCGCATCCTCGAGCTCGAAACCGAGCTGCGCGACGTCAAACGGACCGCCGAGACCGACCCGCTCACCGGCATCGCCAACCGCGCCGCGCTCGACAAGGCGCTCCCGGCGGCCGAAGCCGATCCCGACACGGCCGTCGTCGCATTCGATGCGAACAACTTCGGGCAGGTCAACAAGCAGCTCGGGCATGAAGCCGGCGACGCGATGCTCAAAGGCATGGCGACCGCCATTAAGCAAGCCGCGACCGAGGCCGGCGTCGGGGAGCGCGTGTTCCGCCGCGGGGGCGATGAATTCGTGGTCTTGGCGCCGACCGACGTCGCCGACCAAGTGCGCACACGGGCCGAGGCACTCTTCGGCTCGAAGCCTGCCGGGACGGCGCAAGTCTCCCTCTCGGGCAATCTGGGGAGCACCTTCGCCGCGGCCGACGCGACCTTGCAGGCCGCGAAACAGGCCCGAAAAGAGGCGCTGATCGTCGCGGCCGAAGAGGCTCGACAGCCGCGCCCCGAGTCGGTATCATCAGAGGGTCTCAATGTTTCTGCCACACCTGAAGCCGGGGAAGGACTTCCCAACCGTTCGGACCAACCTCCTGGCCCTGCTCAAGAAGGGGTTTTCGAAGCAGGAGGCGATCGCCGTGGCCTTGGAGACCGCGGGGTATCGACCACCCGACCAGGCGGCGACCCCGACGAGCTCTTCGTCCGACAACCTCCAGCCGTAAACGCCGCCCGCCTCACGCCCGACGTCCGCCAAGAAGTCGAGCGGATCAAGGACGAACTCGAAACCTTTCCGAACGTCGAGCGGACGTGGAATTGGCTCGGCGAAGGCGCCAAAACCGGAAATGCGGCGGGCGGCGCCGCGGACGTGGTCGCCGGCACGGCCGGCGCGCCCGTGTACGGCGACGTGCTGTACCTCGCCCCGCAGAATAAAGGCACGAAGGGGCGCGCCGTCGCGAAGCAGGTTCGCGGCACACGCGGCCAAGTCGTCGCGGCGGCGCGCACGATCCTCGAGACGAACGACGTCAAGACCAATCTTGCCGAAGGCGTCCTCCGCGTGGCCGAGCGGCGCGCGGCCGGCGAGTGGAAGGACCTCAGTAAGGCCTCGCTGCCGCCGACGTGGAACACTGAAGTTCCGCCGGCCGGCTTCGTCGAGGACCTCACGACGGCCGCCGACGATGCCGTCGACC